ACCTTTCACGGGTGTTCTGTTGGATGCTAAAGCAGCAGCCAAAGTCCTAACTGACCAGAAATACACGGCAGAAGAGTGTAAGATAGAAATGGATAGAGAGATAGAAATATTAAAAGCCAAGTTAGAACTAGATCTCAAAATCAGTGAGATCAAACTAAACTCGGCAACAGACAAATATACAAATCTTCTCAGCATAAAAGACGAGGAGAACAAGCGGCTACAAGAACTAGCACTTGAAAGACCAAACGATTATACCCACTGGTGGTTTGTCGGCGGCGTTATTGGCGGCGTGGTTTTGACGGTAGGCGTCTTTGTGGTTGCTGCGGGGATCACTAACTAATGGCAATAGGTAAGTATAGTCATGCAAAGTTGTTGTCTTTAATTAGGCAGCAGAACAGTGTCTCATCAGCAGAGTCTTCCGGAGACGCTGGAGGCTCAGACACGCATCTTCAATATAACAACAGGGGATCCCTTGGGGGCATTTCTACTTTTACTTTTGATGACACTGACTTGAAAGTTGCCGATGATATTAAAATAAAGTTTGGAACCAACAGCGACTCGCACATAGAGTACAACGAAAACGGCGACGACTTCTTGGTTATCTCAGGGTCAGCAAACGGTATTGTCTTATCAGGCTCAACAATACAAATAGCCGGAACCTTAGAAGGAGCCTCCCCTTTGAAGATCGGCGGAGAGATGGTATTTACAAGCACTGGCTCCGCTGGTGCTTTTGCTATTGGACCAAACTCGGAGGCAAAAATCTTTTATGAAAATGAAGCCGACGACCACTTGATAGTCTCTGGATCAGCAGGAGGCACCCGTCTTCTCGGCACCAACATCTCTGTCCCAAGCGGTAATTTTGGTGTTCGCATAAACGGAGACGCCAACATAACCCACGGCATAACGCTACCAGACACAAGCGCCCCAGAGGGGCAAGTAAAGGCTAATGCTTTTGTTTCCTACTCATCAATAAGATTCAAGGAAAATGTTGAACCACTAGGTTCTGCCGTAGAGACAATCTCTAAACTAAAGGGAGTTTCCTACAACTGGATAGACACGGGCAAGAAAGATTTTGGTTTCATTGCCGAAGAAGTGGGAAAGGTCCTACCAGAGATTGTTGAGTGGTCACAAGATCCAGAGTATGCAAATACTATGGACTATACTAGGATCATCTCGTTTTTAGTTGAAGCGGTAAAAGAACAGCAAAAGAAAATAGACATTATGTCTGAAAAGCTAGATAAAATAGATGTATAATAGGTAAAATGAAAAAGCCTGATTTAAATGACATAGCAAAGATAGAGCAAGCAATTGCGAAGAAATACGGGTCAGAGACGATACAAAATCCTAAATCTGGCTGGACAAAAGAAAAAGAGCTTGAATACCTGCAACAAATAAAGGAAAGGTTCAGTCAAGACCTTAGACGTAGGGAAGATAGTGAAAAGATTAATAAAGATGGTTTTTTCGTATCAAAAAAACTACTTACTAAAGACGAAGACCGTGTTTGCCCTGCTTGCTTTGAGTATTCGTTTGATTTGAAAGACGACTTATACATGAATAAGTATGACTGCTGCTATAAATGCTATATGCATTTTGTTGAAGGCAGAGAAAACCGATGGGCAGACATAGACCAAAGAGTAGAGTTTTTAGGAAACTTTTATAAGGGGAAAGATAATGGCTAATATTTTAGATGTTGTACAAACAATTCAAAACATCGTAGCTACAAAAGGGTACGACGGAGCGCTTGACGAGGAAGGAAAGCCAGTCAAGATTGGACTTAAAAGAGAAGTTGAAAATGTCGTAACAGACAGTAGGCTTGTTGATGGATTTAGTGTTAGATTCCAAGGAGAGAATCTTGTTCTTGGCTATTCTTCAGAATGCAATATTAAGCAAGTTCAAAAACCTAATTTTGAAGGCATGGTCGAGCAGCACATCGCAGACATTATCTCTTTCATCCAAAAAGAATACAAAGCTGCCGCAGGATCAACTCTTCGCTTGACAAAGGAAGGGGAAACCGATATTCTTGTACAGAAGATGTCTAACTTCCGCACTTGGTTTCAGTCAAGTTGTATCTACAAGATTGGCGGAGTAGAGGGCATTCTCGAAGAGGACAAGCCAGCAGACATTAATGAGAACATTAAAAACTGGCTCAAGGCTGCTAAGAACTAATAACCCACCGTTGAGAAATGGCTTATAAACTTTCTAAAAAAGAAATCCTCTCAGAGATAGTGAAGTGCGGCAAAGACCCGGACTTCTTTATCAATAGCTATGCTAGGATCTCCCATCCAATCCACGGTACTGTACCTTTCAATACCTACGATTTCCAAACCCAACTCCTAAAAGATTTTAACGATCATCGTTTCAATGTGATTTTGAAGGGACGACAGTTGGGTATTTCTACCATTACTGCTGCCTATGTGTCTTGGATGATGCTTTTCCACCGCGACAAGAACATTCTTGTTATGGCTACTAAGTTTCAGACAGCAGCCAACTTGGTCAAGAAAGTCAAAGCAATCATTAAAAACCTACCAGACTGGATGCAGATAGCAACTATCTCTATCGATAACAGAGCCTCCTTCGAGTTGAACAACGGTTCTCAAATCAAAGCCTCCACAACTTCCGGCGATGCAGGTCGTTCAGAAGCCTTGTCTCTTCTCGTAATTGACGAGGCTGCACACGTAGAGGGGCTTGATGAACTCTGGACTGGTCTTTATCCTACCCTATCAACAGGTGGGCGTTGTATCGCTCTATCTACCCCAAATGGTGTGGGAAACTGGTTTCACCAAACCTACACCGACGCCGAAGGAGGCATTAACGACTTCTTCCCAACTGTGCTTCCATGGCACGCCCACCCAGACAGAGACCAAGAATGGTTCGAGGAAGAGACAAAGAATATGTCTCAACGCCAAGTTGCCCAAGAGTATGAGTGCAACTTCAATATGTCCGGTGAAACCGTTATTCACCCCGAGGACATGGCAAGAATTAAGCAAACCCTACAAGAACCAAAGTATAAAACCGGCTTTGATAGGAACTTTTGGATCTGGGAAGAATACCAGCCGGGAGAAAGCTATCTTCTTGTAGCCGACGTTGCTCGTGGCGATGACAAAGATAGTTCTGTTTTCCACATTATGAAGTTATCAACAATGGAAATCATCGGAGAGTACAAGTCTAAAATCACACCAGACCTCTTCGCTAATATGCTAAACGAAGTCGGCAAAGAGTTTGGCGAATGCTTGATGGTCATTGAGAACAACTCAGTTGGCTTTGCTGTCCTAGATAAACTCAGAGACTTGGCTTATCCAAACCTCTACTACTCAATCAAATCAACCCACGAATACGTAGAGCAATACTTGGGAGAAACACAATCTAATGCTGTTGCTGGCTTCTCTACCACATCTAAGACCAGACCTTTGATTGTGGCGAAAATGGAAGAATTCATTAGAAATAAACTAGTTACAATATATTCTGCTAGACTATTTAATGAGTTAGAGACATTTGTCTGGCAAAACGGTCGCCCCCAAGCAATGCGTATGTATAATGATGACTTGGTGATGGCTTTTGCTATAGGTTGTTGGGTTAGAGATACTGCTCTTGAAACCAACCAGAGAGATGTGCAATATACAAAAGCATTTCTCAGTACGATGACTAGGACAAAAAGTGAGTTAAATACCACAATTCCGGGTCAACAAGGCTATAAAACTGTCGCAAGAAGTGATAGTATAAAGGAACAACAGCAATACAACTGGATTCTTAAAGGATAATAACAATGGCTCCCAAGAACGGAAAGAACGTAAGAAATCCCGCATCCCCGCTATTCAAGAGGTTAACCAGATTATTCTCTGGTCCTATCGTTAATTACAGAGCGCAGAATGTAAATCAAAACAGAAGAACAGAACTAGAAAAATATGGTAATAAGTTTACTTCTGCTTCTGGAAAACAATTCAAAAGAATGGAATATAACCCATTCTCTGATTTGGCTGCAAACATTTACCAGAATCAATCCAGACTTCAAAGGTATATTGATTTTGATCAAATGGAATATGAGCCAATCATTGCCTCTGCTCTAGACATTTATGCAGATGAGATGACAACCTCTTCGCCAATGCAGCCACTCCTTAACATCCACTGTCAGAACGAAGAGATTAAGGTTATTTTAAATTCTCTCTTTCATAATGTGCTCAACATAGAGCATAACATCTTTAACTGGTGCAGAACTATGTGTAAGTATGGGGATTACATTCTATACTTAGATATTGACGACAAGACAGGTATTGAAAATGTAATCAACCTGCCGCTTAGAGAAGTTGAAAGGTTAGAAGGCGAAGACAAGACAAACCCGAATTACGTTCAATAC